AATACCTTGGGACTATAACCCGGAAGCCTACAGTGAACTTGCTGATGATACACTGAACAAATTAGCTTGCGGTGATCAACCGATCAGGGCATTACTGGAAGAATGTATTGGCTATTGCTTTTACAGGGCAAATGATTATAAAAAGTCATTCATGCTAACAGGAAAAGGAAATAACGGTAAAAGTACATTCCTTGATTGTGTCAAAGCAATTCTTGGTGATGGGAATATATCAGCACTTGACCTTAAGGAATTAGGGGACAGGTTCAGCACATCAATGATGTTCGGAAAACTGGCAAATATCGGTGATGATATTGGTGATGATTTCCTGCAAGGTTCACAGGTGGCAACATTCAAGAAAGTAGTTTCAGGTAACAGAATCAAAGCAGAAAGAAAAGGGCAAGACCCTTTTGAGTTTAACCCTTATGTGAAGCTGCTGTTTTCAGCAAATGACATACCAAGAATGAAAGATAAGACCGGGGCGGTATTAAACAGGCTTGTAATTATTCCATTCAATGCAAGATTTACAAAGTATTTACCAAGTGGTGAAATTGACCCGGATTACAACCCTAAAATCAGATATGAACTTGTTGAACAAAGTTCAGTTGAATATTTGATCAGAGTAGGTGTTGAAGGACTGAAAAGAATCATTGAAAATCAGGGATTTTCAAAATCAGATGCAACAGAACAAATGGCAGAAGAATATGATTTGATGAATAATCCTATAAAAGGATTTTTTGCAGAACAGGAAGAAGGGTATATTTTCAGGGAAACAGTTCAGGACATATTTACAAGATATCAACTATATTGCAATGATTGCGGTATTAAACCGGAAACAAAAATTTCTTTTGGTAAAACTGTAGCTGAAATGTTTCAGGTTGAAAGTAAGAATACAAGAGTAAACGGTAAACAGGTAAGATTTTATAAACAAATATAGCTTTAATAGCTGTTGTAGCTTTATATGTAGCTGATAAAATATTGTAAATTCAATTATTTTTAGAATCAGCTACAGAAGCTACAAAAAATGATAACTTCTTTATAATTTCTAATTATTATAGGTTAAATTTCTATGTATATATTATTTATTTAGAAAAATATAAAGAAATAGGAAAATCTGTAGCTGTGTAGCTGTAAAAAATAGAGGTGGAAAATATGAGTAAAGTCTTAGATTACATGATAAGAAAATACAAAATTGAATGGACAATCAACATTGAAGATATTGACAAATGTGTGTGCTTTATACATGAACCGAATGATAACTGCATCCGGGTAAATATGTTTTTAAATTCATTTGATCAGATAGAGCCAATGAAAGAAAAGGCTTTACATCATATTAAGACAGGAAAAATGTGTGAAGGGAGAATACAGATATAATTATGAATCACTATGAAGCACTTGTAAAACATCCATATGTTGAAAGACAGAACAAAATGTTTATTCTGTTGAATAATGCAGAGCCGGAAACAGTAGAAACGTTCATGATCGTATTGGATATTGCTGAAAAGCTATGTACTTGCAGTGATGAAATGTATATGAAGCTACTGCCAATATTTAAAGAGTTTTATTCATTGGTAGGTGATGCAGATGCAGAAATTAAATTTATCAAAGAACAGAGAAAGGAGTTGTTGGGTATATGAAAAAATTTATAACAGATCAGAGTAGAGAAATGACAGCTGCGGTTGACATGATTGGATTTATTCAGATCGGTGATGATGGCAGGTCTATCAATACAACATCATTGAACCTGTTGCAGATCGTAGCGGAAAAACATGAAAATGCTTCTGTACTTAATTATCACGAACTTGCACGTTATGACACGGCAGACCGGACAAGAAAAGTATATGATATGTTTTTGGACTGGCTGAACGCTGATACTGGGAATACCGTTTTTGTTTTCCCTGTATGGGATGAAGAAATAAATGATTTCAACCCATCTTGGAATGATCAGCATAAAAGACAGATTCCAGTAGTTTAGAAATGGCGGTAATAGATATGACACAGACAGAAAAACTAATAAATGAGATCAAAGAAATGCTGTTTTTGTGTAATCTTGTAGACTTGAAATGTATTCATAGCATGTTAAGTGAACTGACGAAAGATAAGAGAAAATAGTTGTACAGGCTCATATAACCGCTATTTTACAGCATTTCAGAGGTATGCGGTAAATTCTTCATTGTGATGTAAAAAGCGGTTATATGAAAAATCCTTAAGTATTTCGGGTATCTCT